TGACGGAGCGATGGTGTCGGTCTGCGTAAGAATCAAGCCACCGCAATCCGATTACAAGCCCCCGCATTCTCCCCCGCCAGCACTGCCTCGATTTCCGCCGCATCCGCAATATGCGCGCCCTTGCCGTATGTACCAAACGGATGGATGACGATCAGGTGAAAGCAGGGGGGTGCTACTGGTGCCGTTGTTGTATCGTTCTTTGCCATGTGATTCCTCAAATAGTGATTGTGAAGGTTGATCCCGCCGTCGGCGCGATGTCGGTGGCGAGGTTGCTGACGGTGTTGTCGGTTTCGGTTACGGTGCTCACGTACTCGACCTCGTAGCGCAAATCGCGGCGATAGATTCTTTGCTTGGCGAGATAATCAGTTTCCAGCGTGCCGCGATAAATCAGGCGCGCCAGGGTGTTGTCCGGCAGCGTGATGCGCGGCAGGCACTTGAGGTTGAGATCGACCGCCGGTACCATCAAGTCGCGGATCGCCGGGGTCGGGCACCATGCGCTGAGCATGAATAGTCGCGTCTGCCGCGCGATTTCCGACTGCATCGCCACCGGCACCGAGACCGTGGCCGCGATGTCGAACGCGCCGCTGATCGTGATCACCGCCGTGCTTGCTGTCGCTCCCGGTATCAATTCAGCCAATGCTGCCGCGACGGTTGCCGTGGTATCGCCAGCCCGCACGGCGTAGCTGACCGCCTTGTAGTTGACGCTGACGGTGGCCGCTTCACCGGCCTTGATGCCGCCGCCGACCGTGATCCGATTACCGGATATGGTCAAGCTCAGTTGCGCCGCAGGAACCGCCGTCAACGGCGCCATCTGCGCCAGGAAGCGCGTGGTGTTGGTTTCCGTCCCTTCGACCGGATACACGGTCAGCATGGCGTTACCGGCAGCCAGGATTGCATCGAGTTGCTTCGGCTCCGGCCAGCCGGATGCGGTGGTGATGGTGACGCCTGCCACGCTCGGCTGTGCGGTGCCGGCTGGATATAGCGCCGATGTTGCCAGTGTTGCGAGCGTGTTGGTGACATCTGACAAGTCGGCCATTAAGAATGCTCCTCGTTTGCCAGAATGCGCCAACCCAGATCAGTCAGCTCAGCGGTCTCGATCGCATAGTCGCGCCCGAGATCGTCTTGCAGGATGTCCGATTCGGCGATCACGATCGGTATCGACGACGGCAACAAGATCACGACACCGCTTTGCTTGACGCTGGACGGCAAAGTCGCGCCTTGTTCTGCCTTGCCGCCGATCAGGATCGAAGCCGGCCAGCCGGATACGAAGGAACCTTGTGCGCCGGACGTCCCCAGCACATCGGCTTCCTCGCTTTGCACCACGCCGGAATAACCGCTGTAGCCAGGGCCGTTCTCAACCGGCATGCGGCCGATGCGCACCAGGCGGTTGCACCGGACCGCCAGTATCGGCAAGGCCGGTTGCATCGATGCGATAAAGAAGGTATTGCCTTGATACACCAGATAGTCGCCGACCTGCGTTTGCGTGCCGTCGAACAAGCCGTACCACAGCGCCTTGCCGTATGTTTCCGGCTTTTGGTAGCGCATGTCCTCGACGTTAAAGCTGGCCGGAAGCGTAGTGATGATGTTACTCATCATGATCGGATTCAAGCTCGACGTCGGACGGTACAGCGAATACATCTGGCCGATGCGCTGTGCGGCTTGTGCGTAGCTGCCGTAGATTTTTTGCTGCAACAGAGCGGCGTCCATCAGACCACCAGGCAGCCGGCTTGGCTGCTGAAATTGGGCCCTTGCGGCACGCCGAGGAATTGACACAGGCGCACGCGCCACGAGTCGAACAAGCGATCGCGGTCGCGTTGCTCGTTCTTGTTATGCGTCCACACTGCGGCGACATCGGTATCCAGATTCGCGCCGCTGCCGGGGATTGCGGTTTCCAGTGTGGTGAGATTGGTCAGATAGGTATTGATGACGACATTGGCTTCATCGGTGCTGATGTTTTGCAGCTTGTATTCCAGCACCAGATATTGCTTCATCAGCCACGGCGCCGGAAACACGACTGCGCCGCTGCCGTACACCGGATAGCCGCAAAAGCGCCGGATGTCGACCAGTTGCGCGTCGGTGAAGGTGTAGGCGGCGAAGGTCATGATTTACTTAGGTCTTTCCAGAATAAATTGAACAGGCTATCGGGTGTTCACCTCTCGCCCGCAAGCGGGAGAGGGAACTGCTCCATCAACTACAACGACTCAATCATAATCGCCCGCTTATACGCGCTATTATTCGCCGTCGGAATCGTATTCGGATTCGCCGTCGTGTCGCTCGGCACCACGAAGCCGCCGATGTAGCTCCAGGTTTGCGTGACCACCTGTTTCAAGGCATCGAGCGGTTCGCGCGTCACGTGGGCGATGCCGTCGACAATCGTGATCGACTCATCTTTTTCCTCGCCGGACAATGCTTGCGCATACGCATCGGCGGTGAACTGCCCTTCCACCAACGCGCCCTGGCCGCACAGGATGGCGCGGCGCACCGTGCCGACGCCATTCAATGCCTGCACCGGATTGAGGTTGGTTTCCTGCAAGCGCACACCCAGCATTTCGGCGATGATGCCTTCGCGGTATTCCTTGGTCGTCACCTGGCCGCGGAAGAATTGCTGGAAGGCCGGATCGCTGTACAAGCCGGTCGCCTGGATCGGATCGACGTACAGGTTGTACATGCCGGACCCATTCGCAGTCGGCACGCCGTTGGCCGACATCGTGGCCTTGGCGTTCAAGATCATGTTCATCGTCAACTTGCCGAAGTTAATGTCGTTCGCAGAGGAGATCAATGCGGTGCTGGGCGCCATCACGTTGCCGCTGGTGGTGCTGGGGCGGATCACATAGGGCGCCACTGCCGACACCGTCGCATTGCCGGCGGTACCGTCAGCGACGGATACGTTGCTCGAAAACGTCAAGGCGCCGGACACGCCGCCCGGAGCAGTCGAGACGTTAGCGCCGTCGGCTGCAAAGCCGATCAGCGAATACACGTCATTGCCCACCGTCACATTGACCGGATTCCCTGCCGATACCGCCACCACCTGGCCGACGCTATTCAAGGTCGTCTGGAAGCCGCGAATATCGTCGACCGAGATTGTCGTAGCCGGGGCACCGAGCGTGAGACGCACGCGGGTATTGCCGCCCAGGTAGGTATTGAACAAGGCTTGCTGCGCCAAGGTATCGACCGAGCGGAAGGCTTGCTCGCCCAATGCATAGGCATTGCGCAAGAAGAAGTCGGCAATCGCCACGCGCTGCGTCACGATGTTCAACTGCATGTTGGCCGCATATTGCGCGATCTGCAAAACGTATTGCTCGCCCGCGTAATTTTGCGGCGTAAGGCCGCTGGTGATATCGCTGTTGGATGCAGGCGCCATCGCCGTGGTGATCGCAGGCAGCAAGCCGGTGCGCGTCTTGGTGATGGTTTCACCGATATTGGCGGTGAACGCCTCACGGTCCGCGATATCGCGAAACCCGAGCTTGGCCTTCAAGGGCAATTCGAATTGATGTTCCAGGTAACCGGCTTGAATCGCGCTTTGCAGCGCGGCGGGTAGGTTGTTAAATGCCATGTGGTGTGTCCTGTAAATTAAAAAGGGAAAGTTATTGGTTTTTCCCCTCGTCGTCTGGACTCACGGGGTGGTGCGGTATATAGTCCCTTCCCCCTGCAAGGGGGAAGGGACTCTTTTGGCGTTTTTTCGGCATGCAGGCATCGCCTAATAAAGCTTGATATTCAACCCCCGCGCCTTCGCATCGGCTGCCAACTCTTCAGGAGTCGCGTTCTTTGCATTGAAAGGCTTGGTGTCGATCTTTCCCGGAGGCGGTGCAATTTGCGAGGTGGTCGCTGCGCCGCCGAACAGATAAGGCTTGGCCAGCTTCAGCGCCTTCATCAACTCCGCCGCGCCGACCACGTCGCCATGGTCGTTCACGCTGACTTGCGACAGGTCCGCCAGCTTCAAGGCGTCCGCATCGACCAGCCCGGCCTTCATCGCTTCGGCTTTCAGCTCGGCGCGGATGATGCGGTCGTTGGCGGCCTGGCCGGCTGCAG